TGTTTGGGCTGTTCTTACCCATGTTCCGGGTGTTCCCGTGACCGTGCATACCCACATGAGTCCTGTTTGATCAACGATAAAATCCCCGAGCAAGAACGTTCCGGTTACTGGTGCGCCACTTACCGTGGCTCCAACGTAGCGAGTTGCCGCAGTCGCCCCAGTTAATCCCGTTGGGTTTACAGCGTTGTCGAGTTTAGCTAACTCATTTTCAATGTTATTCATTCGCGCGGCTGTGACTGAGGTTCCCGCTACGGAAGGGCTGTCGTTCAAAGTCAAGACCACGTTACCTGGGACTGTTCCCGTTGTAGAGAACTGCCCTGGGCTTCCTGAAATTCTATCCTGCCAATTTGTGGGTGTGTAGACCATACTATCTCCTTTCTAATTCTGCCAACCTAAACCGCATATTGTTAAACTCTGACCACAAGCGACATATTCTTGAATTATTCCATTGACCATGTTGTAGAGGGCCAACTCGTCGCCCTCCATCCGATTCGTATCAATATAAGAAAATGGTTGGTCGTAAGTCCAGGTTGTTTTGGGAGCTATCCAGCCCAATGGGGCCACGTTGTAACAGGCATATAAGGATAAGATGTTACCCTCAATCCGATTAAGAGAGTCGTAAAAATCAAGAGTACTTCCATCTATCCGGTTGGTTATCGTCGTTAGTGCCACGTTATACCCGCACGTTTGCATGAGCGTCGCGAGGGCCGCACTGTTGCCCTCAATACGATTCCAGTCGGCGTAGTTAAAATAGTTGTGGGCAGTCCAGTTTGTTACAGGGTTCGCCCAAGCCATAAGCTACCATCCTTTTCCGTTTATAGTCCCAGATAAAGTACCACTAAAACTGAATTCTTGACGTATGATTTTAGCCTGTTTTGTGTTCGTGTAATATTGCGAATCCCAGTAGATAACGTCGCCACATTCCAAGCTAGGGTCCAGCCAACTTTCCACCTGATACAGATACAAGTTGGCACATTCCGCTGCGTACCAGTTGAGAACACTTGTCGCTATTGCCGCAGTCGTGATGAGTGGGTTATCAAGATCCACTTCATTATTGGGTTGATTCCCCGCTTTGTTCAGAACAGCTTGTACGGTTGTGCTTTCTATCGCCTCACCGGTTATCGTTATCGTCGCAGTGTCGGAGCCGCTCATCGTCAGATAGGCTGCATCGGTGTAATATGTGGCTGCGACAAGGGTTCCACCCGTTACAGTGGCGGCACAAGTCGACGCACTGGCAGAGATAGTATAAGCTACCCAAAGGCTGATTTGGCTAACGATAGGCACTGTGCCTGAGTAGATCGTGCTTGAGCTACCCGCGATGGTGCTCGTGTAGATATTGAGCGTAAAATAGTTGTAGGCATCCTGAATCGCTACGGTTGGGTAGGTTTCCTGCATACTCAACGTTAGTTCCTCGGTATAGGGCATCGGGTTTAAGGGCTGCTGGCTCACAGTCTGTCGAATGTGGAGGGTGTTGTACCTGTCTACATACAAAACACCCATACCCGCTTGGGCCACATACATTAAGGCATCGTGATGTGACATCGCGGAAAGTACGCCCGTGGTGCTGATACTTTGCAGGGCAATGTCGATCTGATAATTAACTTTCAGACTCGCCTGCGTTTCAAAGTCCTGAATGATGGCGATCGCCAAATTGTACAGAGTGCTCGGACTGCCGCTATAGGTGTACGCATAGAACGTTGTACCATCCATAATGTCGAGCAGATCGCGTGCATAGAGGGTCGATGAAAGGTAGTTGGGATCGTTGCGCCAGTTGTACAAATAAAAAGTGCCCATAGGCACGGTTTCCGAAGTTCCGTTGGTGTATATGAGATTAAAGTACGGTTTGAGTGGTTGTTTATTTTGCAAATTACCAAGGTACATATTGAAGTTGTTCAGGTTATTAGCGATACTCGCATGGGCTTCTTTGGGTGGCGCGCTATTACACAAGGGGTCGAATTCCTCCAAAATGTCGAGGCTGAAAAGGTTCTGGCCCGTCCAAAGGAACTGTTCTCCAAATATCACCTCGGTTAAGTGTACCCGACGGTAAGGAGTATTCGTGCTGTAGAAGGTTATAACGACCGTGACTATATTGGTAAGCTGCTGGCTCCAAAAATAGTTTGCCGTGGTCGGACTGACGTTATATGTGTTTTGATGGGTCAGGTTATCTGTGGTCACAATCTGGATCGAATTGCAGTAATCACCCGTGAGTGGTGAGAATATAAAGGTTAATCCTAGGCTAGTGAAAGGCGCGGATTGCGTCAAGGTGAGTGTCGGATAAGTTACCGCAAAGCTTCCGCTCACGCCTGAAATCGACGCGCTCCACCACCCTATAGAATCCGTAACAATATTGTCGGATGGCTTGGGTGGGGTGTAAAAACTACCATCCAGCAGTGTCCAGTTGTTTTCCTCACCCATATATTTTCGCATCTGGGTTAGACCATCCGTTGCCTGGGACACCCCGCCAATCCCCGCGATGGAGTTCGAGGTTGACGTGCAGTTGCTTTGGGCCAATGGGTCCACTAGGTCAAATTCTACCGTCGCTGAGATAGTTCGGGGGAATATGGATATGCTATTGTGGAAGTTCTGTGATACCTGCAATATAAGCGATTCCCCCTTAAATCTCTATCAAATCAACTTTGATTGTCTGAAAGGTAACATTGCCATAGGTGTCAATCTTAACGTCGACATAGGATAAATCTCCTGCGTAAAACGTGCCTGTGTAACTACCGCCACTCGCTCCTGGGTCAAGAATGACCAACGTGAACTGAGGGGTGCTCGATTTTATTAGGGATATCAGGCTGTACAATTGAGCCGCCGTCATCGTGCCCCACTCTACGTTATACGTGTGCTTGTTGGCGATGTACTGCATATTTAGCGTACCAGCCGCATTTCTTTTGCTGTCGCCTATCATATACAGATTATTTTGGTTTTTAGTTGGTTCCGGCAATGCTGTACCGTTTACAGTTAAAGTAGCCAGGTTATTCACCTACTTTGGCAGATTATAACTGGAATTGTAGCCGATGGTTGTCCCTAATCGGTCAGTCTCATTCACAGTGTATGAGTACATTGTTCTGGCTAAAGTTCGCCCATCGAGTTGCAACGTGACGTTGATCGGCTGCGTTGAACTGGAACCACCGCCACTACCTCCGGAAGAATTACTGTTACTACCCATCATGCTGCCAAGCTGACTTAGAGGGATAACGGCTTCCGGTTCCCCACCTTCCGCAATTACCGCGAGTGTTGGGCCTGTTGCAATACCCCCTGTCGCAAGTCCCACAGGCGCAAGCGCGAGCATCCCTTCTCCAATGGTTGGCGCTGCCGCTGCCACAACCGATCCTATGGAGGAGGCCATACCACTCAAAGCCGCACCTGCCGATTCGATTGTGGTACTTATCGCTGTTCCGATCCCTGACAAGCCAATCCCTGCAAGGGCAGCGGCAACACCCGCGATAGAGCTTCTTAGTGTGGCAAACGTTCCGATGATACCTTCTACGATGCCGCTAATTCCATCCTTCGCCAGTAGCGTTACTACTACCGGGGCCGCCTCGAACACCGCTAGTTCTGCATCGGCAGCAGCTATACCTACCCCTACGCCGTCAAAGGCGGTCAGAGCCGTTACGTTTGGCTGAGCGTCGAACACAGCTAGTTCAGCGTCTGCGGTCGCAATGCCTGGAAGGACATCCGGCAAAGCAGTTAAGTTTGTTACATTCGGCTTCAGATCGTAAACCATCAGTTCCGCTTCTGCGACCGCGATACCTGGAAGAACCTCTGGAAGTGCTGTCAGATTCGTCACATTCGGCAGAGCGTCGAACACCGCTAATTCTTCTTCTGCTGCTGCGACCCCCAAAGGAACCTCATCCAAAGCGGTCAGGGTTGTCACTGAAGTAGCCGGAATTGCCGCCAGCTCTGCTTCGGCTTCCCCTACCACAGGAGCCACTTCATCGACTGCGGTCACTGGTACTTCCACGGGCTTAAGAAGCCCCAATTTAGTCAGGATGCCTGTGAGGATACCTCCCGCTGCATCCAGCGCGGAAACCGTTATCGTTTTAAGGAGTGGAAGTGCCGCAAGTGCGAGCCCAATGTCTACAAGCATCGGTGTGATACCGTCCTTGCCTGTGATGGGTATAACAACTCCCTTGGTCGCGCCTCCTCCCGCACCGCCCAATCCTGTGGTGTTTAGATTCCCTAGTGCGTTGGCGAGATTGCTGACTGCTGCGGTTTGGGCCTCTGCGGCGGCTGCACCACTGTTTGTGATGTTGTGTAGTTGGTCAAAGCTCATAGTGTTGGCTTGGAGGGTTTTACCCAGGGCTTTTTGCTTATCGTTTAAGCCATCGGTGCCGNTACTAAGATTGTCCGTCGATGTTGCAGCTTGGTCTGCCGCAGTGCTTGTGCTGTAAAATGCAGATTGGACATTGTCCGCGAACTGCTGTCCGATGTTGGAAAAATCGAGGTTTTGAAGATCGGTATAGGCACTGACTACGTCCTCAGTGAAGAGCGTAATATATTTGATCGCGGTTGCTAACCCATCACCGAGCCACACAAGGTCTTCCTCTACATCGACCAATCCGTTCTTGAACGCCATGAGCGCAGGTATCAATGCGTCGGATAAATTACGTTTCATGTCGTTCCAGTCGGCTGTTAGCTTGGCTTGCTTGTTGGAAAGTGTGTCAGCTTGGGTTGCGTAGTACCCCGTGGCATCCCCCGTTTTAGCCATGATTGCTTGATAGGCCATAAAAGCCGTTTGAGCGTCCGTCATAGTACCGCCCTGCTTGATCACACCTTCGCTTAAGGCTCTGTTCTTGAGGTCAGTTGCGCTAATCTCAATTCCTAAGCTCTTTAAACCCCTGGTCTGCCCTTCCATGCCCATCTGGAGACTTTGGAATACCTCGGAGGGGTCAACGCCGCGCAGTTTCCCCAGATCATACGAGAGCTGCGTAATGTGTTCTGACATGTCCTCTGCTTGGGATGGGTCGAAGCCCTGCATGCTGGCGTTCATGTATTCTTTTGAGACCATACCTTTGAGGGTTTGCTGATCGACACCATATGAATCGCTGAGGTTTTTAGTGAACTTTTCTGCATCGTCTGACATAGATCCCATGGCCGCTGTAAATTGGCGCTGAGCATCTTGNGTCTGAGCCGCAAAGCCCGTGACTGATTTTCCGGCTTCGTAAATCTTGTCGATGAACATGACCGCGAGGCCAAGCGCGAACAGTTCAGGCAGGGCTGTGTTGATTATGTCGCCAGCCGCAGCGAGTTTACCAGCCATGCCTACGCTGGAATCACCTATAGCCGCAAAAGAGGCAGCCAGGGATTCTTTGAGCGCTGTGTACTTAGCCATGGTCGAGCTTGTGTAGGTTTCGCTTGCGTCCGCTACAGCCTGGAAGTTTTTGACCGCACCCTTGGCAAATTCAGCGTGGACAGAATTAGCCTCCGTAAGGGCTGCCTCATAGGCCGATATATCAATCCCGGCCTGTTGAAAGGTCGTTCTTACCCGCTCCTGAAACGTTGATAAACTCTCGCCGGATTCCTGAACGAAGTCAACGATGACACGTTGCCCGGATTGGATCGCCTCCACCAAGTTCGTGCTGCTGATGGTAGGCAGCCCAAACGATTTAAGGGCTGCCAACGATTCATCTCTAAAGGTCAGGATCGTGTTTTGGGCTGCTTTCAAGCTCTCGCTCATGGGTGAGGCATCGGCCCCGACACGAGCAATGATATTACTGACTGTGCCGCTACTCCCCACGTCCAACACCTCCTGTCCAGATCATAACGATCGCGTAAACCATCCCGTTGTATTTGATGCTTATAAACCCAGGCGTGAGGGTGTAGAGGTCTTTGATTGGAGTTAAAACCACACCATCGAGGGACAACGCCACGTCGGGAAGACGCAATTCGAGCGTTCTCGCTTCCATGCGGTAAATATAATTAAAAATGCCCACATCAAACTTCGGTGTGAGCTTTAGAGGGATATTAAACTTTGATTCTAGGACTTCAATCTGAGCGCCATCCTTCGTTAGGCTCTTCAAAAACTCAAACATATCTTCTGCACTTTGTGAGCCGGAAGATAGGCTGCTCACTATCTTGTCGTAAAACTCAGAGGGCTTCTCAACTTGGGCAAAGCATCCGGTGTAGTAGGCATTCCTGATATCGCGGTACGTCGACTCCTTCTGCGTTTCCGTGTACCCCTTAAGAATAAGATTGTACTCGACCGGAGTTAAGTTCCAAAATTCATCGGGCCGAATTCCCGCTCGCATAGCCGTTTTATAAATGGTATGCCAATCCCAGACTAGATCGCCGTTCCCTGTACTATCGGAGCGTCCGTTGCTACCGGAGTATCCGTCGCTGCTGGAACAGGAACATCCTCCTGAGCCGCTTCTGGTGGCGCTTCCGCTACCACCGTTGATACGTTTTTTCCGAAGGTCTCATTGATACACTCAAACGTTTTTTTAATGGCAGTGTTAATATCACTGTAGTCATCGATGAGGTCCATAACCTTATCGACTGTAATATCTGGCTGCTCTCGTCTCAGAGATTCTGCGAGGATCTCTGCTACTTGATCAAAGGTAAGTTCCTTTAAATTCCACTTATCAACATTCTGACCAAAGACCTTCTCCAGTTTAGCGATTCCTCTAAAGCCCAATTTAAGCGATCGGTCTTGGTCTAACGTATAAATTACTGGTAACATATTTACACCTCCAAAAATATTAAGGGCAGAGAATTATCTCCACCCCCCTGGTTTATTACGAAGTCCTGACCGCAATCGTGCTGTAGGTCAAAGGCGTGTACCCGGTTCCCGACACCACCAGGTCTATTTTGTGGGCTGTTCCCGCGCTTGCATACGCGATGGTCGGAGAGACTGATCCAGTGTTGAAGGTCCCTTGGTTCACTCCATCAACGTACATGGTGTACTGCTGCTGTGTTCCCGCTGTGGGAGTTACCGTGATCGACGTGAGTGTTGTGAAAGTATATGCGTAGGCATAAATCCCGTTGGCAAAGGTTGGGGTCAATGCTCCTGCTGTTCCTGTTAACGTTAGGCCGCTAAGTCCTGATGTCACTGAGGTGCCAATATTGGGTTGCCCTGATACCTGGAGTGACATTTTAAAGTCCAGGGCTTTCGTCATATCTACATTGGTGCCAAGGTCTAACTCGTCCATAAAAGCCGTCGCTGTCCAACTTGCCCCCGTTATGGAGGGGAAGGTTAGCGTGTAGGTGTCTACAGTTCCGTTTACGAACTTGTTATAAAGTAAGTTTTGTCCTGAATCTGCCGTATTGAAAAAGCCCTCTGCAGTGATCTTTCCAGGGTCGGCAAGTCCAGCGAGGAATTGTTTGAACCCGCCTGGGCTGGATAAGGTAGTCACATCAATGGCGGTCCGTTTCATTTGCGGGCTGGTAATTTTAGTGATCGTGCCAATGTTCGTTGCACCAACAACAAGTGTCGCGCCAATACCACTCGAAGTATTAGCCAATTATGCCACTTCCTTTCTTACACGTTGGGATGGATTATCTCGAAGTCAAGCACCCCTTGGTAGGCCCTCGTTCTCGCCTCTTGCATCAAGGCCGGGACCGTGTGGAAATCATCCAGCACAATCAATGCCTGAATAGAAGTGCCGCTCAGCGTGGTGTTTGGTAGACCTTCAAGGATTACTCGAATGCGCTGCTGTAAATCCAAGAGCGCCCATGAATCGTCGTGGTAGATGTTGAGGATATAGCCGCTAGTGTATAGGCCATAATTAGAGCTTAAATCCGGCTCAGCCTCGCGTTTGTATCGTCTAAACACACAGTAAGGTAAGGGAACGGGATCGAATACAGCGAGATAGTACATCTGATATGCTGTGAGACCGTTGAAATCAGGGACGTTCGCTTGTATAAGGGAAAACAATCCACCTTCGATCAAGTCGACCCCACCAACTTATCGATGCCCGAGGATAATTCCACAAGCATGGCGTCCATGATTTCGTCGTAGTGTTTGGTTAAGGCGTACTTGAGAAAGTGCTTACCCTCAATATGCTTTCCGTTTCGGGTTGTAAAGCCCAGGTCTACAAAATGGGCATACCAAGCAGTATCGATAATATAGACCTTTTTACCTTTACGAGCCTTTTCACCCTTAAGCTTCATTACCTCTGCAAGGTTGCCGCCATCGTGCCACTCGTTTCTCCCATACCTGCCTAAGAAGGAACCGTTCGCGGGTTGCAAGTTTGCCAAAGCAAATCGTAAAGCCGACGATGCACCCGCTTTGGCCGCTTTGGTAACGATGGCTTGTGGTAGAACTTCAAGCAGTTTTAACTTGGCAATAAACTCGTCGACACCTTCAAAGCTTGATTCTGATGCGTTCGAGCCTGGGACATAATACGTCATTCCATCACCTACTTTTCAAGCTTGCAGACGATCCGAGTTTCCCGGTGCAAGCCGCTAACGTCCTCCGCTACTTGAATCAAATATGTGTTGTTATTAAATAACACGTACATGCCTTGCTGCGGTAGTGAACTGTACCTGATCCGAAATTCACAATCGGCCTCGGTGTGCATCTGAGATGCGCCGACGTACATTCGTCCATTGTTGGGTATATAGGCAGCCCTGAAAGTCGCTATATTGGTGTAGCTTGCGGGTGGGTTACCTACCGGATTTTGACCACTGGCACGACCTTGAAGCGTGATACTGCTTCGCATATCATATTTCACGAAGTGCTCACCGCCTGGTATGTGCCAGAGTTCATGAGATAGATTTTCAGTTTTTCGTAGGAACTCGCAAACGCCTCTGCATTGTCGGTGTCATAGCCGAAGTTCGCCTTGCAATAGGTTGTAATGGCCTTTTTGATGAGAGGGTCAGTGGCAGCCCCCACTAATGTAGAGTTTACCCCTACGTCGGTGAGCTCTGTCTGAACGGCATTGATTAGGTCCTGAATCTCTACATCAAACGAGGTGTCGCTTGCGTCAATTCTCAGGTAGGCCCTGACATCATCAATCAACGCCATGGCTTAACCCGGAACGTCCAGGTAAATATCCACTACGCTCCCCGCCAAGGCGGTCGCAAGGGTCGCTGTGTTGTTGCAGAGATTGGCCGGGTCAACGGTCACTGTAGGGTT